TTATTTCAATCAACTTCAGGTAATTTAGATCATGTTGCAGTTTATATTGGTGATAATATGATTTTAAACCATAATATAAGAAGATTAAGTTGCCGAGAGCCTTTTGATTTAGGTTATCAGCAAGCACTAAGAGGGGTTTACAGGTATGCAGCTTAAAACGATTAAAGTATATGGAAGATTAAGAAAATTTCTTGGTTCATCATATTTTGAAGCTGCTGTATCAAGTCCAGCAGAGGCGATTCGTTTTTTGATGTGTAATTTTCCAGAAGTAGAGGCACATATGAATCAACAATATTACAAGGTAAAAATGAACAATATAGATGTTTCTCTTGATTTTTTATCAATGAAAGGTCAAGGTGATATTCAGATTATACCCATTGCAACAGGTTCAGTCCCTGCTGTTGCTGCTATTGTTGGAGGTATCGGTTCTGCTGCTACTGCTGCGGTTGGTGCTGTTTCTGCCGTTGCTGGGGCTGCAATCACAACTGCCGCTAGTGTTGGAGGTGCTGTAGCTGCTGGTATCGGTGCTGTGGCTAGTACAGTTGGTACTGTTGCTGGGGCTGTTTCAGCTATTCCTGTTGTTGGAAATATTGCCACTGCTGTTGCAACAAACTTAGTTATAGATGGCGTTACTTCTTTAATAGCCCCGACCCCAGCACCATTTGAAAACCCAGCATCTATTGGAGCTTCAGAAGCTGATGGTTCACTTGATCCACAAGCTGCAAATTCATATTCATTTTCAGGCATACAAAACGTTTCAATTAGTGGTGTTTGCGTTCCAATCATTTATGGACAGGTGTTTACAGGTTCAGTGGTAATTAGTTCTGGTATTGATACAGTTCAAGTAGAGGGTACAAATTAATGTTTGATTTCAAAACAATACAAGAAGCTGTTTCATTACAAGATCCAAATTTACCCAAAGATGTTCTTGCCTCAAAACAATTTCAAACATTAGTAGAACTATTGGGTGAAGGTATTATTGAGGGTTTTCCAAGTGCTACTGGTAGTCAAGGATCAACAGAATACAATACAGGAAGTCTGAAAGATGTATTTCTTAATGGTGTACAAGTATTACAACAATCTGCGAGTAATACAAACCCAAGTGATGAAGATTTTAACTTTCAAAATATCACCTTTCAGCCTAGATTTGGTACATCAGATCAGACAGCAATAGAAGGAATTACAGATACAAATGTTGATGCTGTCAGAGTTACTTTAGGTTTTCCAGCTTTACAGAAATTTGAAATTGATGGTGATATTAATGGTGCAGAGGTTTCTTTAACTATTCAAACAATAGAAAATGATGGTACAACTACAACAGTGATTAGTGACACTGTAAAAGGAAGAACTGCTAGTACTTATTTTAGAGATTATAAGATTACTTTTTCATCTGGTACTTCTTTTCCTGTGACGATAAGGGTAAACAGGCTTACTGATGATAGTACAGAGACTACTTTACAAAATTCAATGTCATGGTCATCTTTTACAGAACAAATTTTTGACACAAAAAACTATGCCAATTCTGCACACGTTGCTTTGAGGTTTGATGCTGAGTCATTCCCAAGTCAGCCAAGAAGAATGTATAGGGTTCGTGGAACAAAAATTAAGATTCCACATAATGCAACAGTTAGAACTGATGGTTCACTATCGTATTCTGGTACTTTTAATGGCACATTTCAAACTGACAAAGCATGGACAAATGATCCAGCATGGATTTTATATGATTTATTAACTACATCAAAAGGTTTTGGTGATCAGATAGATACAACACAATTAGATGTTTTCAGTTTTTATTCCGCTTCTGTCTATAGCGCAACGCAAGTAGATGATGGATTTGGAGGAACAGAACCAAGATTTAGCTGTAATGTAGTTATACAAAATCAAAAACAGGCATATAATCTCATCAATGATTTATGCTCTGTAATGCGTGTCATGCCATTTTATTCGGCTGGCACAATATCAATTACTCAAGATAGACCAACAGATCCAAGTTATTTATTCAACTTATCCAACGTTACTGATGGAGGTTTTTCATATACAAACTCAGCAAAAACAACAAAATTTACTGTTGTAAATGTTGCCTATTTTGACAATGATACACAACAGATTGAATATGAAACTGTTGAAGATACTGCATTACAAGCAAAATATGGTGTTGTAACTAAAAATCTTAGAGGTTTTGCTACAACATCAAGAGGTCAGGCTTCTCGTCTTGCAAAATGGTTTTTATACACACAATCTAATGAAAGTGAAGTTGTTAGTTTTACAACGACACTAGAAGCTGGAACACTTGTTAGATGTGGACAGGTAATAAACATTGCAGACCCTTTGAGGGCTGGTGTTAGAAGAGGTGGAAGAATAAAAACAGGCGTATCAACAACACAAATTATTATTGATGATTCTAATAATACCGATCTAACGATTGACGGTAGTAGCACTTTGTCTGTAATTTTATCTGATGGAACTCTAGAAACAAAAACAATAGATTCTATTTCTGGTACAACTATTACAGTTTCTTCTGAATTTACATCAACACCACCAGATAACAGTGTTTGGGTTATTGAAAGCACTGCAATACAATTACAAATTTTTAGGGTTATCAGCGTAACTGAAGTGGGTCAGCTTAATTATCAAGTTACTGCTGTTGCTCATAATCCTACAAAATATGCAAATGTTGAAGATGGTGAGGCTTTAGCAACAAGAAGTATTACAACTTTAACTGCATTAAAGCCACCACCAAGTAACTTGCAGGGTTCTGAACAGATTGTTGTTTTAAATAATCGTGCTGTTTCTAAACTGTTTATTCAATGGCAACCTGTTTCTGGTGTTACTGAATATATGGTTCAATATCGATTTAAAAATGAAAACTTTATCTCTGAAAGAATTACCAGACCTGATTTTACTATTTTTGAAACTCAGCTTGGTACTTATGAAGTCAGGGTATTTAGTTACAATGCCTTAAAAAAACCTAGCACAACCCCAGCCGAAACTACATTTACCACTATTGGTAAAACAGCTTTACCAGCAGATGTACAAAATGTACGCATAGAACCATTATCGGATCAATTTGTACGACTACGTTTTGATCAATCAACAGATGTTGATGTGATACATGGTGGAAACGTTGTAATCCGTAGTTCTAATCTTACAACTGGCTCAACTTTTACCAATTCTGTTGATGTTTTGCCTGCACTCTCTGGAAACGTCAGCGAAAGTATTGTTCCAAATATTGTAAATGGTACATATCACTTAAAATTTAAAGACGATGGTGGCCGTTTAAGTTCTGGTGATGCCTCTGTCACGATGATACAAACAGTTCCAAACCCATTACCAAAACTTACAGTTTTAACAGATAGAGAAGATTTAGACAGCCCACCATTTCAAGGAACAAAAGTAGATTGTTTTTTCTCAGATGATGTAAATGGCCTTGTTTTAGGTTCTCTTGATTTATTAGATGGAGTTAGTGATTTTGATAGTATCGCTGATTTTGATTTTTTAGGAGCTGTTGATATTACTGGTGGTTCATATAGCTTTGCAAATACTCTTGATCTAGGTGGTAAACAACCACTAAGACTAACCAGACATTTTGTGACACAAGGTTTTTATCCAAATGATTTGATTGATACTAGATCAGGGAATGTTGATACATGGACAGATTTCGATGCTGCCACTGCCTTTGATGTAGGGGCATCTTTGCTTGTGGCTACTACTGACTCTGACCCTGATACATCAACTGCTGGGACATATTCAATATCAGGAACAACAATAACTATTACTAAATCTTCGCATGGATATTCTGCTGGAAGCTTTGTAACTGTTGATTTCACCTCTGGAACAGGTGTAGATGGCGATTATGAAATAAAAACTATTCCTGATGCAAATACATTTACTTTGACTTCTGCGAGTTCATTGACAACTAGTGGAAACTGCACATTTAGTGCAGAATTTTCACAATTTAATCCTTTTGTTAATGGTACTTATGTTGCTAGAGGTTTTAAATTTAGATGTGATATGGATTCAGACGACCCAGCACAATCAATAGAAATAGATCAGCTTGGATATACAGCAGAGTTAGAAAGCAGAACAGAAACAAGTCTTACTAATGCAGCAGCATCTGCTGGTGGATTTATTGCATCTGGTACTTCTACAAAGTCTGTTACTTTTACAAATAGTTTTTTTACAGGTCAATCAGGCACTAGTATTGCAGCAAACTCTGTTTTGCCATCAATCGGTATAACAATAGAAAATGCACAGGTAGGTGATTTCTTTGCATTATCAAATATTAGTTCAACTGGATTTGATATTGATGTCAAAGACTCAGGTGGTAATAATGTAAATAGAAATTTCAAATATGCTGCAACAGGTTTTGGTCGAGGTTCTTAAATTATGATAACCTTAGAGAAAAATTAGATTAGACAATGGCTCAACACGATTACGTTATAGACAACTCCACTGGGGCAAACGTGAGAGCGGACATAAATAATGCGTTGTTGGCAATATCTTCAAATAATTCTGGATCATCCGCACCATCTACAAACTACGCAAGTCAATTTTTTGCTAATACTTCAACAAGTATTATGCAACTTAGAAATACATCAAATAATGCTCATGTAAATGTATTTACCCTTGCTGGTGGACCAGCTTTTGCTGTTGATGGAACAATAAACTCTGTAAATATTGGTAAAGGTGCAAACTCTGTTTCTGGCAATACTGTTCTTGGAGAAAGTGCTTTAGATGATTCTGTGAGTGGTGAAAATAACACTGCTATTGGAAAGGCTGCTTTGGGGGCTGCAACTAGTGGAGCTAATAATACTGCTGTAGGTGCAAATGCTCTAGATGCTGTCACAACTGGTTCAGCAAACACCGCCCTTGGTAGAAGTGCATTAGGAGCAAACACAACGGCTGGTAATAATACAGCAGTAGGTTATTTTTCATTACTTGTTAACACTACAGGAGCATCGAATACAGCCGTAGGCACTAGGTCTTTAGATGCCAACTCAACAGGTGATTCTAATACCGCTATCGGACTAAATACCTTAACGGAAAATACTACAGCCAGCAACAATACAGCAGTTGGTATGGAGGCACTAAAAGCAAACACAACCGCCTCTAACAATGTAGCAGTAGGAAGGAGTGCTTTATTAGTAAACACCACTGGAACAGATAACGTAGCTGTTGGAGGTAATGCTTTAGATGCTAATACTACGGGAAATCAAAATACAGGAATAGGTAGAAATGCATTAGGTTCCAACACAACAGGTCTTAATAACACTGCTGTAGGCTTTAATAGCCAAGCAGCTACCACTACAGGTTATCCTAATACTTCTTTTGGTTCAGGCTCTTTAGATAACAACACTGAGGGTGCTAATAATACAGCTATTGGATTTGATTGTTTAGACGCAAACGTATCATCAAGTAATAATACAGGAGTAGGTCATCGATGCCTTACTTCAAACACAAGTGGAGCATCAAACGTAGCGGTAGGAGCTGATGCTCTAGCTGCTAATACTACAGCAAGTAATAATACGGCTGTTGGGTTTGATGCGTTAAATGCAAACACAACTGGAAATTCCAATACTGCTGTGGGTAAAGATGCACTTCTGACAAATACAACTGGTATTCAAAACTGTGCATTCGGTGTAAATGCTTTAGAACTTAATACGACAGGAGACAATAACACTGCCCTCGGTAAACAAACATTAGCATCAAACACAACTGGAACTTTAAACACAGCAGTAGGTGCTAATGCTTTAGCTGCCAATACAACAGCAGATGAAAATACTGCTGTAGGTTTAAATTGCCTTATTAGTAACACAACAGGAACTAAAAATACTGCTGTTGGTTCTCAATCATTAGATGCAAACACCACTGGGGGTTCAAATACAGCTATTGGTATGAACGCTCTAGGTGCAAATACCACGGCTGATTCAAATACGGCAGTTGGAAGAGTATGTTTAGCCTCAAACACAACTGGAACTCAGAATACAGGAGTTGGAAAAGGAGCTTTAAATTCAAATACCACAGCTAATGACAACACGGCTGTTGGTATGAATGCTATGTTGACCAATACAACAGGAGCTAGAAACACCGCAATAGGTCTTTCAGCACTACTAAATAACACTACAGGGAATGATAATGTTGCGGTAGGAAGAATTGCTTTACAAGCTAATTCAACTGGTGGTCAAAATACTGCTATTGGTGTTGAAGCTTTAAATGACAATACGACAGCTACAAATAATACTGCTGTAGGTTATTTATCTTTAACAAAAAATACAACTGGAACAGAGAACACAGCCAGTGGAGTAAATTCTTTAAGAAAAAATACAACAGGATCTTACAATTCAGCCTTTGGTTTTGGTGCTTGCCAAGCCACCACAACTGGAAATAATAATACATCAGTCGGATATCAGGCTTTAACACTTAACACAACTGGTGCTCAAAACACTGCCGTTGGTTCTGGTGCTTTAGATGCAAGTACTACTGCTAGTTTTAATGCAGCATTCGGAAGAGACGCAAGTCCTGATGTAACAACAGGAGAAAAGAATACTCATATAGGTTGTCAGGCAGGGGATGGTTGTACATCTTCAAGTAATAATGTTTGTGTTGGTTTTAATAGCGGAAACTCTAATGAAACAGATGTAATAACTATTGGTACTGATGTGACTAGCATAGGGAATGAAATAGTAACTTTTGGTAATAATACTCTTGGAAGAGTACATAACACCTATTCTGCAAATGCAACTTGGAGTAGGACTTCAGATGTAAGGTTTAAAAAAGATATTTTAGATAATACTGATTGCGGTTTAGATTTTATAAACGATTTAAGAACAGTTACCTATAAATGGAAAGCACCTTCAGAAAGACCTTCTGAATTAATAGGATATGATGCTAACAAAACAGAACCTTCACATAAACAGAAAATGTATGGTTTTATAGCACAAGAAGTAAAACAAGTATTAGATAACCATAATATTACAGATTTTAATGGTTGGTATGAAGATCAAAAAGATGGATCACAAGGTATATCTTATGAAATGTTTGTTATGCCATTAGTAAAAGCGGTTCAAGAATTATCAGCAAAAGTCACAGCCCTCGAAGCAGGGTAAACTTAAAGTAATTAAATTTTTTATTATGCAAGAATTTACCGCAGATGAAATTGCAACGATTTTTAAAAACGCTGGCGATAGCGTAACTATTATTAATGCAGACGCTAATTTTGCTGCATATCAAGCAGCTAATCCCTTAAGTGATCTTACGGAAACAGATTGGAAAGCATTGATTCAGAGAAATGTAGAGCATCTTGAGATCATCAAGGACTACAAAAAACTAGATGAAACAACATCTATCTGGACATCTGAAGATTTTACAGCTATTGATGCTGCTATTGTTGCTGGCAAAAAACTTTACTAAATTATGAATTTACAAGAAAGATTACAACAGCTTGCTCAACAAAGAGAACAGTTGTGGATTGCATTGCATGAAACTAACGGAGCGATGAAGATTTTGGAACAGCAGATTCTTGAGACTCAAGCTGTACCCGAATCAAGCCAGCCATCAGATACAAAGGCATCAAGCCAAGAATCAGAAAAAATGTCATCAAAGTCAAAGGCATAGCCAATTTAATTAAAATTTCTCTCAGCATTATGTTTAATAAAATTTGTCAAGTAGCCTCATTATTGTCTCTTTTATTATCAGGGTCAATGGCTGCCTTTGGTTTCGTAGCAATACGCTATATGCAAAGTCCTGAGTTTGAAAGAGATTTGAAAAACAAACTTATGGGTGATTTAAAAGAAAAAATGATGGAAGAAATTCCCTTGCAGATACCTAAAACAACTTACCCTGCAATGCCTCTTTAATGGGAATACCAGATTTAAATATAACTGAGATACAAATACAACCAATATATGATTTTACAAAACCAGTAGACATAATTCCGCTGACAATAAATGTGCCAGCTTGTACATATCAACATAGAGACATAGAAAATACTGGCAATAGAAATTTATTACTTGATGATCCAAATGGTGTTTTTACTGTTTGCGATGCACCATTTCCAAGTTTTAATCCTATGAACTATCAGCCGAATAATCTGATAATGTCAGAGGATACACCGATTATACCTAGTGATCCTGAAATACCTGAACCAAAACCACCAGTGACACAAAAGCCTGTAGCAAAAGAAGAAGAGTTTTTTATAAAATGTCCTGATCCTCAAAAAGATCAAAGAATTGGCGATTTTCGTAACGATAAAAGACTAGAGCGTGTCGTTGGTCATAAATTAAACGAAGATGGAAGCAAGTGCATTACTTTGTATGAGGACACCAGCTTTACGGAACAGTACATTCCTAATGTACCTGCTGTTACTAATGCTGCTGCTATTGCTGTGGTTGCCGCTAGCACTCCGATTCTTATTAATATTGTAAAACCTCTTGTAAAACAAATAATAACTAAATTGACTAAGAAAAAAAATAAGGTAAAATAAATATCCGTAGATGAGTGTAATACCCGTTGCTCGTCTACTTCTTGATAATATGTTTGTGCGGTAATACTTGATTTGGGGGTACTGTAATAACAATATCTTGGCAAGTAACTGCACTAGGGCTGCCAGCAACAAAGCTTACTCCAAGTTTTGCTTGTTTGGCACATTGCTCTAATCTAAATAAGCTGATTTCATATTGTGTTTTCTTTATAAGAAGTTTTTGTGCTTCTATATTTACTTTTGCCGCTTCTTTACATAAATCACCACCATTTCCAAGTGGGATATTAAACTGCATACTTATTCCGTAATTCAAGTTGTAGTTATCTTTTTCAAATCGTGGTGTTTCTTGGTAGTATTTGATCTCCCCAGTATCTTCATCATAAATCGCTTGTCTGGTTACAGTTTCTATTGGTCTATTAAATGACCAAGCATCTGTTAAATATGGTGTAATGGTAAGACTAGGTGATGTACAAACAATACCTTGACTATAACGGTTCTGTGGGAGGCTAGAAGGCGTTATCATTGTGGCGTTATTGTTAACTACTCCTGTACTCTGACTTTGAGGACTGCTGACCGTTGTATTGGCATATAAAGGCTTTATAGGTAAAAGTAATAAAACTATTGACCAAAAGTACTTGTGGTTTCTGAAGTTGTTGAGGTAGTTATGGTTCTTGTTATATTTGTAACTGTGTCCAATCCGGGTGTAATCAGTGTTTCTTGTATTGAAAATGCTGCCCCATCTGTTGCGATTTTCCAGCGTGGAATTGCCTCTAGATTTGGACTTGTCCAACTAAAATTTACTCCTCCAACTGTTTGTTCATTCGTAGTCGTAGCAGTAGGGTTGATATATCCTGTTTCAGCTTCAATATTATGTCCACTTGCTGCATATGAGTAACCAGTTCTGTATTGATATGATGTAATCGTTTCATTTATAACACTTTGACTTGTTGATGAGGTGGTTTGTGACCCCGAACGAAACTGAGGAACCACAGGTGTTGCTTCTACGTAATCTACGCATATAGTGATTAGCCCTATTAGAGAAAATTTTATATAACGCAAAAGTACAAGTGCCATAAATCAAGATTGCCAATAAAGCAGATACTATGGGAAGAACCATTCAATCTATTGTAATTGTTACTTTTGTAGATCCTATACAAGATGTACCTGACCCACCGGCAGTACAGGTGTGAACACCAGAACTCAATGACGTTAAAGCAAGTGACCCAGCTGTACCACCACTTCCTATTGTGGTCTGTCCACCCAATACTGGTAATGATGCGATTCCCGAACTTGGTGTCACTGCAGAAGGTGTGGCATCACCCATAATTACCGATTCTGTTTTTGAGAAAGAAGAACCAGCAGTTGTAATTGATGTATCTGTCTGAATCATGGCTGGTACTCCATCAGATAATGAACCAACATTGATTCCACCAATCTTACCAGATGTTGTAGTATCTCCCACAGTTACAGATGGTGTTATATTATTTCCACTTAGTGAATATGTAGTGCCAACTTTATTTGTAACAACATATGGCATATCTACTGTTATCTGAGCACTTGTAACAAATTCTTGTTTAATGTCTGCAAATACAGGGCTAGAAAATAATAGCAGTAGTGAAAATAGCTTTTTCATTTGACACTAGATTTGTTATTTTTATTCTCTACTATAGTATCTTTTTTCTTTTTTATCGAGAACCCAAGTGACGCAGTTGAAGCACTAAAAATACTTGCAATAAATGTCGGATCAAAATCTACAATCTTTTTACCAGATGGCGGTTCATAGTATGAAAGGGATAAAAGTGTTGCCGACCACAAAAGTACGCAAACTTTTACAATGGTTTCAACTTTGCTTGGTTCTTGATCTTCCATATAAAAAAGGCTATTTGTAGGTATCTCTAAGCATTTGACCACTGCTTAACAAACAGCCTTGTGCCAAATGTAGCATTTCTTGTTATGTTTGGAAAGTAACACATATAAAGTTATGTCAAAATTCCTTATTGGATTGTTTATTAGATTCGGTAAATCTGAATCTTTGCGTAAAGGTGTCCTGATGATGCTTAAAGACGCAGCTGCAAAATCAGACAATGATGTAGATGATGCAATAGTTAAAATGATTGAGGAAAAGCTGTTTCCGGTCAAGTGACCTATGAATACCAGCTTTTTACATCTTCTTTGTCAAGAACCATCTATTGAATTACAGCTTTCAGTAGAACTGCGGTCAAGAGAAATAGAAAACTCTGACGACATTGAAGAAATAAAAAAATATTGTATTGCACTACTAAAAAGCAATGCATACAAAGATGAAGTGCTTGCAAACTTACTCGGATTTATTGCTGACTATGAAGCTAGAAAAGTTGCAAAGGAAGTAAGAAAAAAAAAGAAATGGTTTTAGAAACCAAATCTTTTAAAAAAACTAAACCAATTTTTTTTTGATAGTGGTGGCAGCCCCATCTGTTTTCTAGATGTTATGCCATTTACACGTTGAAGTAAAATACTTTTTTCTCTCCATTTTTCCATTAGTATTCTTTTTTTGTTTAGATCCTCCTCTTCTAACATTTGAGTATGTAAACTTCTTAATTCTCTGATAAGAAGCTGGTTTTCAAATTCATGTTCAAGAGTCATACTTTAAAATGGCGATTCTTCTACATCAATAGTTTGTTCTGATGGTGGCTTTGGTGGTGCTTCTTTGCGTGGGTTGATAGTTCCATATGCACCAAACTCATCTTCATCATAATTGCCAATCTTACCATTACCAGAAAGGTAAAAACCTTTAACTTTTTTTCTTTGATCATCCCTTAGATCATAAACTGTACCATCTTTATGTTTTTCAGCATTGTCAGCCAAATTCATAATATGGTCTAAAAGATCGGGCACAGACTCAATAGGTATAAAGAGATTACATCTTTTTGGGAATCTATCTTTAGAGTCAAAAGGGTTGTCTCCCACATTGAATGAAAGTGGTAGTGGAAGTGCGGGTTCAAATTTTTGAGAGTATGGCATTTTAAAAAGCTTTGATAGGTGTAATATTCTCTGATTCTTCCCAAGCTAAAACCTGATGAAGATCATAACGGACTACTGGTTGTCCATAAGGTACAGCAGTTCTGGATAGCTGATACCATTTAGGACCAATTTCTTTACCCTTTCGGGTTTGTTTTCTCCAATCAACAATAGTTGCTGGCTTAAGTCCATAGCGGGATGCAAGTTGTTGAGTAGACAAAAACTGTGCGGAGTTAGACATTTTCTAGTTGTTTTTGTTTGTTTGTTAATTCTATTTTAAGGTTTTCATATTCTGTTTCAGTAATCACTTTTTCTAAGAATCTAGTTTCTATATTTTTTCTATGTTGTATCAGCATATCTTTAGTCTTAGCATTTGCTATTGCTTGTCTGGCTAAAACATAAGTAGGCTGTTTTCTTTGGCTGACAGTTTTTTTCGCTGTCATTACTTGTGTAGCTTCTTCCTTCTCTTCTTTTTTCCATAGTTCGTGACCTAGACCAAAGTGAAAAGCTGCTGCTGCACATAAACATCTACGATGAGAATCAGTTAAGTTTCTAGCTGTTATACTCTCGAATGCCATAGGATTCATTCGTTTGTCCATTATTGGAAATGGAAAGTCGCTAGTCCTTATACCTTCAGGAGATGTGAAATAGCCTATAAGATAACCAGTGCCATCTGGTGCTTTATGAACATAGTTATGCTCTTCGGTATTTGTTGGAAGTAAATGAAACTCCCATCCATTTGCGTGTTCATGTAAAGAACTGGCGATAGATGCCCAGCAAGCATATTTGGCAACAAAACTGCCAGAGCCTTTTTCGTAGACATCTTGATCTTCTAAGAGATCAGCAAGATTCGGTTTATCAACCATGGTTGGTTTTTGTGCGGGAAAGTGTGAGTTTGTCATGATGCTTTGACTAATTCAATTATGTTGGGGTTTACCTGTTTTGGCGATATTATTTGCAACATTGATTTAGGCTGTTTGATAGGAGACATAAACTTCACTCTAGGTGTTCTTGTAACATATTCGTTAAAACACTTGATGAAATTATTTAGTAACCATTGCTGCGGACTTGTAGTACCTTTTCTGCGGAATAAGGGGTTTGATAACTGATTCCTAAAAGATAAGACTACATTATCTGATGCAAGATTTGCACCATAACAAACAGCATCCCAATACTCTAGGATGTGAGTATTAGACCAGCCTTTATCTCTTGCTAGTAATGTTATAACTATGGCAAAAGAAAGAGAAAAACATTTAAATGCTTTTTGCCTTACAGCTAGTTCTGGAACAATGACATCTAGATATTCTCTGTGTTTGTAATATAGATTTACAATTTCTACATGACTAACGTTAGTATATCCAGTCCATCTAAGTGTAGGACAGGTGTAATAGAGCTGATAGTGTTTCATTGCTGTAGCAATTATTTTAGATCTTTGAACATCTAAAACTTCTAATGCATCACCAGCACTTCTTGCAGAACCAGTATCTACTACGTTGAATATCGCAGGGTCAAGATTGAAACCAACCATGATTTCTACAGCCTTATTGGCTTTAACAATAGCTGCAAGCCTATGTTGGCCATCAAGAACATTACCAGTAGCATCTAAAGCGATACCCTGATTGGTTACTTTCCAGTTGTCCGTTAGGATGGCTTTTGTTAGCTTCATCAAATTTAATTTTTTGATGTTGCGGTTTTTAGTTTTGTTGTTTAATAGAATGTCTTGTGCCTTCTCAGGGGTCATCTTGACAATCTCGAAGTATGGAGTGAGTGCCATAATGCGGGGAGTTAATTTCTATAAAATGCCCAGTTGGGTAATGTGAGAGTTTCAACACCCTTTATCAGATCGTTGTAACCCGACCAGATACCAGTTGTCTCAGCTTTCATAATGCGGATCAAAGATTCATTTTGTAGTTCTAAACCTAAATCCAATGATTTTTTATCGAGTTCATATACACCAATATTGAATGGGTAAACTTTCTCGACAGCTACAAACACAAAGCGGGATGCATTTGTACCTTGGAGGTAGTGTGCAGCTTGCACATGATAAAGAAATGAAGCTATTGTTTTTCCAAACTGATCAGGATGCGAACCACCTTCACCAGTAGTTTTTAAATCAATAACTGTATCTTCATCTTCTGTAACCCAATCGCATCTACATTTGAGATCAAGATTGGATTCAGCGTGTTTCCAAAAATAAGAGTGCTCTGCAAATCCACCGAAAAACAATTCTTTGCATAGTGGATTTTTATTTACTGCTAAAGATATGTCTAGAGCGGTGTTGAACTCTTCTTGTGTTATAGGCTCTTGGCCTCTCTCTTTAGCTAGTTGTAACTCTTCTTTACCTTTCTTTGTCCTACGATCATTTACTAATACATATCTATCTTCAAATGCTTCTGGTTCCAGAACACTGGTATGAAACAGTTTCCCTAGACGAAGTGGTGTAGTTTCTTTTCTTGGTCTTGTATCAGGGTTGTGTTTGTAATCCCACAACGTATAGGGGTTGTTTTTTATCTCAAGTTTTATATCAGATGCACTATAGGCTTTATCTGATCTGTATATATCCTCATCTATAAGACAATGTGAGACTGCATTATCTAGAGGTTGTGATGGTGTAATAGAGGTTGACATAAGCTGCAATAACTAAAAGCAATAAGCAAAAAGAATTAAATTTCATTTGAAAAGCTGTTGGCAAGCCAGTTCTACACCAGCTCTACAATCTGCTTTTGTCATATCGTGCAATGTTGACGATAGGGCAAGATAAAATAGTCCAAAAAATGTTAGACCTAAAAAGAAATTAGCCATTTTTCTTTGCCTCCTTTTTGTTCTTTTCTTCTAGTTCATTAAAAGTTTTTACTAAAACTTCTTCTGCCAGCTCAATTTGATCATTAAGTTCGGCTCTTTCCTTAACCAAATTTTTAATCTCCATATCTAGCAAAGAAACTTCCTTGCAACAAGAAACTGCAACTGTCATTAAATGATCAGCTGTATTATGCCAAGTACCAGACCAGCATTCAGAACATTCACCTGTAAATCTGTTCAAAATTTTATCTTGTGTCTCTTGGTCGATTTCACCAGAGTTTTCAGATTCGATTGCAAAAGACATACAAGCATCAGCAGCTTTCATAATCTTGGCTATACCAAAAACACCATGGGATGCTTCTGTTTTCTTTGAACTTATTTTTTTATTTAATTGTGTACGTAAATGCTTTAGTTTTACGTAGTCTGGATCAGCATTAAGAAAATCTTGTTTTCTCTGATAGTAAGTTTCGTTGTTCATGATAAACCTTCTGTACCGAATACATAAATTGGTCCACTCTCGATATCTACGAGAGCTGCCTTGCAATGCTCTTCAACACATGTCCAAACTGCAAACTGAATGGCTGACCTAAGATCAAACTCTTTGATAGCTCTTGGAGCATCCTTAAGAGTAAAACCTAGTTCTTTCATTTTGTCAGATATGTCTGATTGATGTTCTAAATAAAAATTTTGAATCTCTTTAGAACGAATAAAATCTGGTACACCATACAAAGCGCAACCATATTCAGCAATTTTCTTGATCTCATCTAGATCTTGGAAACGCTTAGATAGAGCGTAGTGGAGTTGGGTTTTTCTTTCTTTTGTCACTGTAATAAAAGCGAGGATAAAAAAATCGGCTATCGACACCGATAAACCTATTATGACCCAACCCAATATATCGGCACCCCACTACAGGACACTTTTTAAACTGGTCTTAATTGTTGGGCAATAGTGGGGAAATGTATCATAATTAAGGTATGGGCGAGATCCCTATTCACTTTATCCCCCGCAAAAGATTCAAATGGCTAACACAAACGAAAAAACAATCACAGTTTTCAGAGGAAACAAAGAAAAATTACAAGCGATTGTTTTAGAGGAATTAAATACATTTTATGTTGTCAAATTACCTAGAGGTAAAAAACAATATGATGTTTTTAAGGATGATATGAAACTTCGCCAATAAAAATTTACCTCTTGGGCTAGGTTACTAGCCCTTTTCTTTTTATTCACTTCGCAAATTACTGAAATGGCAAACTATTACATGACAGAAAAAGAGCAACAGTTTTTGAACGTTGCTCATATTGATAAAAACGAATGGCATGGTTGGGGCAATGGCTTAGATCCAGCTTATGTATATTTTGATTTTATTGATCTAACTGAAGCTGGTATGCCAATCATGCAGGCAAAAGGTTTACTCAGCAGTTTACTTGAGAAAAAAATTGTTGAGGTTATTGAGGCTTATGCTGATATGAATGTTTTTAATAGAGGTCAATATCTCTATTCATTCACTGAGGAGTTTTGTAGATGGGTAGTTGCTGGTGGTGATTACACAAAAAAAGCGGAGGCTGTTTAATGGATAAGTTATCAAAGGCCAATGTCTGGTACTGGCAAGAGCAAGTCAACTACTATTCAAACACTATCGAGGAACTACAGGCTGAGTCAAAGCCAGTTCCTCAGAATCTAAAAAATAAATTAACACTAGCCAAAGGAGCATTAAAGCAATGGACTTATTAAAAGAAAACAGACATCTTGTCACAGATATTGACAAGGCAAAAAGATTCCAAAGAGTCTTTCCATCTAGAGCTTTATCTTTGAAAAAAGGATTTCAGCTAATAGAAAATACTACCAAAAAAAATGGTTATGAATGGGGCTGGTGCAACGATCATGTACGAGGTATCATTCTAGAACTAGCCAAGATGTTAGAAAAACTTGCCCATAAGTTTGATCTAGATTTTCATATCACACTAGATGGAGAGAATGTTCAAGAGATTGATCTAGAGGATTTCTTGCCACTTGAGATAGTAGAACGCAACACTAAGGAGAACTAAAATGCGACTTGATTTTACAAACGACAGACTAAACAAATGGATCTCAGAATGTCCATTTCCTATAGATGTAAAACAATCTATGGTAGAACCAACAGGCTGTAGGCAGCTTAACATAGCTGTTACAATTCCTGATACTGCAGTTAAACCTAATCCAGATGCGATCAGATTTAATCTTGCTGATTTAGAACTTAGGTATATGGATGCCTGTAAAAAAAGAGATAGTCTTTGCCATCTTTATGTATGTGAATCTAATGCACTAAAAAAAAGAAAACTAGAAAAAGAATGGAGACAGGCCTGTGATCTATGCAGAAGAATAGAGGGCAAACTAGAAGAAGCGGAGAAAGTTTAGTGGAAAAATCAAATATGTTTATCGGGTTTGATGACCTGATGGGTAAAAGAGTTTGCAGACCCTTTGATAAAAAAGTTTTTTACATTACGACTATTGGATTTGACCCTACAATAGATCGCTTATCTATCTGTCTAATACCCAAAGAGATATTTAAATACAAAGAAATCCCAATGCATCCTGTAGTTTGGCATAGCGAACTAATGATCAATTGGGAAGATTTTTTTGACAATTATTACATTTCTAGTATGGATGACAGGTCAATCCCTAAAACACAAATAAGTAGTGAAACTCTTAGAGTAAATTGGGATAAGATAGGAAAGCAATTTAAAAAAAGTTTTCAAAATAAAATATGAAACCAAATAAAAATAAAGGCAAATCTAAATTTAAGTTAGATAAGCTGCGAGAACTAAAAATCAAACAACTAGAAAAAACTTTGATAGATGTCACTCTAAGGGGTGAAGAGCATTACATCTTCATCGATGAAAGAAACAAAGCACAGATAGTTAGCAACACTAAAGCATGGATTAGTGAGCATATCAAAACAGCAGTTCTAAAACACAACTATCAGGTCGATAAAGTTAATCAAATGTTGATTAGAGATTTTACTGATAAAGAACTTGATGAGTTTGACAAACATTATGCTTAACCAACAGCAGTATTTTGAATACAAGTGGTGCACATAATACAGCTATTGGCCAATCTCAGCTATAATTGAATTGAAGCTGTAGTGAGCTTTGCGAAAACGACAAATCGGGCATCTTTAACTAGATGTCCTTTTTTTTTGAATTATGATATAGATAGCCGAGAATCCTGATGACCCTTGTGAACAGGTGTAGCAAGCAAGTCTGAAAGCCATAAAAAACCCAAAGCAACACGTGGGAAAGGCAGGGCACTCCAAAGCGGGGAAGTGATCGACCTCTTGGCTAATCTATAAAGTTTTGATATAAATATTAGTACCAGTTCTCTCTCCTACTTCACAATACCTTTTATAAGCATTAAGTTTTACTACTTGTGAATCATCAACAATCACTGACGAAGTAAGGCCATCTAGAGTAGAACGACATAGCTTATCAATATCACCTCTTTTGGTGGTTAGAAAAATTGGTGCAGATTTGCGAATCTTGCCATATGCGTCAAAATGGGCTTTCGGTCTAGAAAATTTAAATTCTAAATTTATCTCTATCGGCTCACTAATCAAGTCTTTGACTTTCAATTTACCCGCTTTCACTACAGCTTTTCGATATGGTTTTACACGCTTGCAGGATTCTATTAATCTGCCTCTCCCAATATAAGTTTTACTGCCTTGAGGGGCAGGCATTACATCGTCAATAGAAAGAGTAAGATCCATACAATGAGTTTTATACCACAGAATACACCATTCGTATCGTTACCTACAGCCCTAAAAGGCAAGATAGATCCTTATCAACTAACAGTGCTATGGGTGATGCAAAGTTATTACCCTAATATTTACCCCAGTTATGCAACTCTTGCAAAAGATGCTGGGATGTCTAGAACAAAAGTTATTCTTGTTGTTGAACAATTATGCAGTAAAGGATGGCTGCAAAAAGAAACAAGATTTGATGAACATGGGAATAAAACTAACACCTATAGGGTAACAGTTTGGCATGAATGTAAAGTTCCCAATCCTGATGCGGGGTCAATGTCACGCACCACCCCCCATCCAGAAGTGTCAGATCCTAGTTATGAAGCGGGGTACATGACACGCACTAGTACACCAGACGCACTACCCCAGTTCACCAAACGTACTAGGGGTGGTACACCAGATGTACCCAAACTAAAACAAGTAAAACTAAAACAATTAACTAAAACAAATGAGTATTCGGAAGCATTTAATATTTTTTGGAACAAATATTTAAAAATAAAAAAACGTGCATCTAGCCAATCAAAAAAACTTGCATGGGAACAATATCAAAAAATTGAACCAAAAATGAAAGATGGTTTGCTAGGTGCTCTGATTACTGCTATTCAAGAACAACAGAAGATAGAAAAAGATGGAGGCTTTGCAACAACATTTCCAGACTGTTTCAGATGGTTGAGAGATGGTAAATATGAAGCATACTTTCCAGAGACAAATATTAATTCTGTGTCACAATTAAATAACAGTCGAAAAAATAACGACTTGCCTTTCTAATCCCGCAAAAAAATTATCATGAAAGAATTTAAATATAAACCTCGAACTTTTTATCGAGGAACACAAAAATATGTATTTCATCAATATTTCGATAATTCAACACTAATTTTTCCCTTAACACCAACTGCAGAAATAAAAACAAATGAAAAGTTATCACAAAAGGTTTAAACCTGATAGGGAAATAACCTTTAGAGCACCTTCCTATAATTGTCATGCCTGTAACGATTCGGGCATAGTTCATAATAGTGATGGTCTTATCAACAACTATATTCCTGATTACGATATACAGGATGGTGTAAAAATTAGTGGCTCTGATTTAGCTATCATTTGTTGGTGTGATGCAGCATACCCAGTTTATAAAGATGATGGCACTGTAGAAAAAACTGGATACAGGCTGAGTACTAATGAGATTCCTAACAAACAAGGAATTGATGTAAAAAAAGATGTCATTAGAGATATTCATAATCAACGTAAATTTTCATGGGAACATACTGAAAAGATGATGATGAAAATAAATCTTGCAAGAATTAAAGGAGAAAAAACTGATATTGTTGACCCCATAGCCGAAACCAAAAAAAAATTAAAAAATGCACAAGGACTACTCAAAACTCTCAGATAAACAACTTCCTGTATATTTAAAACTAAGGATGCTATTAGACCTCACTAAAGAAGTTGCAGCAGCTATCACAGATAATGCTGTTGATGATAGTGACCCATTATCTAATAAACATTATCATTTACTAATGGATGACATAAAATCCATTCAAGCAAGTATTAATTCAGCTCATTATGTCTACACTTCCGATCAAAACCCCGCAAACAATCACAAAAGTACCTCTAAAGGAGCTAAAACCTTACAAAAATAACCCTAGATTGCATAATGATGTTCAAATTGAACGTCTAATTAACTCCCTAAAAGAATTTGGTTTTACTAATCCTGTACTTATAGATGATGATAAAAATGTTATAGCTGGACATGGCAGACTCATTGCAGCAGAAAGGCTTAACATAGACCAGATACCAACTATTACACTATCTCATTTAACAGAAGAACAGCGTAAAGCATACATTATTGCTGATAACCAACTGGCTCTAAATTCATCTTGGGATGATGATTTGCTACAGATTGAACTAGGTAATCTACTTGATAATGGATTTGATCTATCTGTTCTTGGCTGGGGGGATGATCTACCAACATTTGCAGAGGAACCAGATTATGGATTACTTGATGATATAGATGATCCGAATGAATCACTTGCAAGCAATGTCTATAGAGGAATATTACTAGAGTTCAAACCAGAAGATTATGAACATGCTAGGCAACTAATATCTGATGCTAGAAAGCGGGGTGTTTATGTTGGTATGAAGCTGATAGAACTATTAGAGAGTATTGCCGAATGAAATTGAAGATAGGAGAGATAGATGGAATTAAGTTTTATCATCGTGAAGGGTTTTCTGATCTAAAAGCCTTTGAAGAAGTTATAGGCAGAAAGACATATCTAAAAAAAGGTTTGACTATAGAAAAAGATGAACATTGGATGGATGCCGGAGGTAATGTAGGAGCATTCGCACTACAGGCAATATCAAAAGGTGCAACAGTAACCATATATGAACCAGATCCCTATAACTGTGATCTGATAAGCAAAAACCTGAAACTCAATGGTTATACAGATAGTGCAGTGATCAAACAAGCTGCATTAGTGCACGATAATAGAAAGCAATCGGTGCTTTACATAGGCAACAATAATAACGTTTGGCGAAATTCGATAGTAAAGCAATGGAATGATAAAGGTATCAAAGTTCCGTGTCTCAATTTTGATGATGAAGCGAAAGTGTGTACAAACTGCAAGATGGATATAGAAGGTGCAGAGATGGTTATTCTTGAGAATACAAAGTCTAGATTTGACAAACTTGTATATGAATGGAGCTTTGATATTGATCCTTCATTGCCTAGACTTTGGGATGTGCTTGATAATCAAAAACAAAACTATCGAATAGAGGCTCAATGGAAAACTATTTGTTATGACACAAAAAATGAAACATTATGGCAGCCTTCATGGTTTCCAGCTTGTACGAATGTATTTTGCTTTAGGAAATGAATCTACCAAAACTTGAGTTAGTACCAGCAAAATCACCATTAAAGATTGGTGATGATGTATCAGATATAGAACCAAACATATTTGATGATTGTATTCTGGTAGATACTGATGGCTCACAAGTTGGGCTATTCATAAAAAAATTACCAGATGATCTTAATACTTTGGTTAATATTGCTGATCTAGAATTAAAAAGTAAACGTGTACCTAAATCAGATATGTTGAGAACTGTGTCTGCGGTAAAACAATATTCCACTATCCTAGGCAGTATTCCTATCAAACCACATCTAGGTAGAGCATATCCTTCAAGGTCTAGTGTGCATGGTAAAAAATCAGCCAATACCTTTGTGAAAGCAATGTATGGTGCAGGGATAAAATGCTTTGAGCTAGTGAAAAAATATATACCTGATGTTGCTAATCATCACTTGTTAAAGATAGATGAAAGAGTGCCCGAGAGATGGAGATTTGCCAATAATTTTACTTCTACTATTTCCAACTGCAATATATCCGCACCTATTCATCAAGATCATGCAAATGTAAAAGGTGCTATAAATATGATAATTACTAAAAGAAGGAATAGTAAAGGAGGTAATCTACATGTTCCAGATTTTAATGCTACATTCGATCAAACCGATAACTCATTATTGGTTTATCCAGCATGGAGAAATAGACATGGAGTTACACCTATAATTCCTACATATCAGGATGGTTATAGGAATTCTCATGTTTGGTATGCACTAGATTCATTTCATTCACTTGATGACAAAAAGAAAGTCAACTAAAGCAGAAGTAGATCATAGAGTTAGGAGAGTTGCGAAACTCTTAAGTCAGGGTGCAACTAGGTCAGATATATTGCAATATACCGCAAATGAATGGGGGATGAAAACAAGACATTCAGATCAGTATATCCAAGATGCTAGAAAGCTTTTAGAGAAAGATTTTGATATTGATAGGAAGCAATTTACCGCAGAGATTTTATCACAGCTTGCATCACTACAAAAACAAGCAAGAAATGATAAAAATTTAAATGTTGCTTTGGGTTGTATTAACTCAATGGCCAAGGTAGGAAAGATATTCGGAACATGACAGTACTAGACAACGAAGGGAGTGTATTAGATGTCTTTGGTACTGGTGGATTAGATCTCGATACAGAGAAACTAATGAATAGGATAATAGATGATTTACACCCTAAACAAAGAGCATTCGTAAACGATACAGAGACAGAGATAATAGGATTATCCGCTGGATACGGTGCTGGTAAAACAAGAAGTTTATGTGCTAAAGCTGTTCAACTAGCAGTGATGAATGCAGGGTTTACTGGTGCTGTAATGGAACCAACAGGCAGTTTGATTAGAGATATATGGCAAGCTGACTTCGAACAGTTCTTAGAGAATTATGAGATTCCGTATTCCTATAGAGCATCACCACTACCGGAATACATATTGCATCTACCAATGGGTGATACTAAGATACTATGTCGATCCTTTGAAAATTGGAGTCGGATAATAGGTCTAAATCTGGCTTTCGTATTAGCAGATGAAATAGATACAGTGAGTCCTACTGTTTGCGATAGAGCATTTCCAAAGATATTAGGTAGGCTTCGATCTGGTAATGTCAGACAATTCGGAGCTGCAAGCACACCAGAGGGTTTTAGATGGATGTGGAATACATTTGGGTCAGATAGTGCACAAAGCAGAGAAGATCGGAGGCTGATACGCATGAGAACAAGAGATAATCCACATTTACCAGATGATTTTATAGAACGTATGCAAGCAAACTATGATCCATCTTTGCTACAGGCATATTTAGAGGGTAGCTTTGTAAATCTTAACACTGGTCAAGTATATGATAGATTCGATCGTAAGAAGCATGTATCTACCATAGTATTGGATACTAGTGATGAGATACTAAGAGTTGGTATCGACTTTAATATTGGTAATATGTCTGCTGTAATGGGGGTGCGTATCGGTACGAAGTTAGTCATAATAGACGAAATACACAAATGTCATGATACAGATGCATTAGCACAGGAGATATTACGCAGATACCCACAAAGAACTATTTGTGTATATCCTGACTCCTCTGGTGGGAATCGTTCTACTAATGCAACTTTGACTGACATAAATATTCTCACTAACTATGGTTTTAAAAATATGTCTCCCCGCAGTAATCCTCCTGTCAGGGATCGGATTTCGTCAGTACAAGCGTTACTCGAAAATGGCAAAGGGGAAGTTAGATTACAAATCAGCCCCCATTGCAAACGCCTAATTGAATGTTTAGAGTTGCAATCTTATACTGAAAAAGGAGATCCAGATAAAGATTCTGGCTATGATCATATTAATGATGCTCTTGGGTATCTTGTATGGCGTGAATTTAATCCACTGCATATGCGGGCTGGTCGTGGAACAGGGGTTAGGATTTACTAAACAAATGGTATTATGAGGTAAAAAAGTGTCTTACAGCAGCTACGCCATTTATAACAATCCAGTATCTAGAAAAGTTACTGATGTAGACAGCCCTAATGCAGCTTTTTTCAATATGTTGCCTCACTGGGGTTTGATAGAGGACTTAGTACAAGGCACATTCAAAATCAGATCAGAACATAGAAAATATCTACCACAAGAGCCAAGAGAGCAAGATGATTCTTATGACATCAGATTAGCCAGATCTGTTTGTCCTCCATACTTTTTGAGACTAGAGAGAATGCTTGCTGGTATGCTTACTAGAAAACCAGTACGACTAACTGATGTTCCTGATTCAATTCGTGAAGATTTATTCGATGTAGACTTAGAGGGTAATGATCTCAATATTTGGACTTATGAGACTGCACGAAAAGCTATTAGATATGGTCACGTAGGAGTGCTAGTTGATGCACCGAAAGAAGGAAATAGTGTTAGACCATATTGGGTTACATATACACCTAGAGAAATATTAGGATGGAGAACAGAGATTGTAGATGGTCAGCGTGTATTATCTCAGCTGCGATTGATGGAAAAGGTAGTTGTACCTGATGGTAAATATGGTGAAAAAACAATAGAACAAGTCAGGGTATTAGAAAGAGGTAAATACGAACTGCACAGAAAAAACAACAAGAGTGATTTTGTATTGTTTGAAGAAGGTGTTATGTCAACAGAACAAATACCATTTGCTATAGCATATTCAAACAGAGTCGGATATTTGGAATCTAGACCACCAATGGCAGATATTGCAGAGCTAAATCTTATTGCATATCAAACCCTTAGTGATCTTGCAAATCAGCTTCATATATCAGCAGTGCCTATGCTTGCAATGTTTGGATTTCCCGCTGCTGCTGAAGAAGTATCTGCTGGTCCAAGTGAAGCATTATCATTGCCACAAGAAAGTAGGATTGAATATATAGAACCAGAAGGTAGAAGTTTTGATGCTCAGTTTCGTAGGTTAGACCAACTTGAAAAACAAATAAATGAACTAGGACTAGCTGCTGTATTAGGACAGAAGTTATCAGCAGAAACAGCAGAAGCAAAAAGAATAGATAGAAGTCAGGGTGACAGCACCATGCAAGTAATAGCACAACAGATGCAAGATTTAATAGATAACTGCCTCAAGTTTCATGCACAATATCTAAATGAATCAACTGCTGGTAGCAGCTTTGTAAATAGAGACTTCTTAGCATCTAGACTAGATCCACAAGATGTACAGGCATTGATACAGCTAAGAGCACAAAATGAGATCACACAAAAAACATTGTTATCACAACTTACTGAGGGAGAAGTATTAGGAGATGACTTTGATATAGAAGAAGAACTAGAAAGCACTGCATCAGGTGGCCTAGTAGATATGAATCCACCAGATCAAGCTGAATGATGAATGGCTATAGAAGATCAAGCTGTACCAGAATCTTTATACAGAAATGCAATAAATCTGAATAGGTATCAAACATCTGTATCAAAAAAATTAATCAATAGATATAACGATATTATTGTTGAACTAACAAATGAGCTACGAAATACTGATATTGAACTAACCGCAGCGAGGCAACTAAGAATATCAACGATACTAAGACAGTTAGAAGAAAGCCTAGGTACTTGGGCTATTGATGCGACAAATGTTACAAAAGATGAACTACAAGGATTAGCAGCTTTGCAATCAGATTTTATTCAAGAACAGCTTAAAAAAGTACTACCATCTGATGAAATGAAATCAGCAGTAAGAACAGTTGAAATTAGTCCACAGTTTGCACAAAGCGTAGTAACAACAGATCCAGCTAGAGTTAATGTTTTTACATTGCCAGAAGAATTACAGGCAACACGAACTGGCATCGAACCTAAGTTCTCATTAACTGCTAGAGAAGGTGCAATTATTACTTTGCCTAATGGTGCAACAGTACAAACATCTTTCAGACGTATTGCTGCATCACAACATGAATTACTATCAAAAACAGTAAACAATGGTTTGCTTATTGGTCGTACTACACAAGAAATATCAAGAGAACTTAGAGGTAGATTAGATTTTGAAGAGGTAGGAACATTAGCATCTATCAAACAAAAAGGTGGAGTTGCAACAAAACTTGCCAACAATCAAATAGAAACAATCGTGCGAACTAGCATCAATCAAGTGTCCAACTCAGCTGCTATTGCTGTTTATAGAAATAACTCTGATATAACTGATCGCTATAGATATGTAGCAACACTAGATACAAGAACTTCTCCTATATGTTCTAGGCTTGATGGACAGGTATTTACATATGGCAAAGGTCCAACACCACCGCAGCATTTTAACTGTCGATCTACAACTGTACCTTTGGTAAAAGAAGCATTCTTAAAACGATTTGGTGTGACTCAAGAAGATTTTGAAGAAGGTGCACAGAGGCCATCAAAAACAGGTTTAGCACAGAAAGGGAAAATGGTTCCAGCTAATGAAAACTATGCATCATGGCTTAGTAAACAGCCATCCGAAATACAAGATGAGGTATTTGGTAAAAAGAAAGGGGTCATATATAGATCTCAGTTAAGAAAAAAAGATCCAACAACAGTTCTTAGAGAGTTTGTACGATCTGATGGATCTGAGCTAACCTTAGAAGAGTTAGGAAGGTTGAACAATGCCACTTAAACGTGGATCTTCAAAAGAGATCATATCTAAGAATATACAAATGCTAATACGAGAGGGCAAACCCTATCGACAGGCAGTAGCTATTGCATTATCTGAATCAGAAGGAAGGAAAAAGAAAACAAGACGGAAAAAAAGAAAAAAGGTATAGTATTAGTAGTTCTCTCTAAAACTATGTATCATTCTGGTGGCATGAAGAAAAAAAAGAAGAAGAAGGTAAAAAAAGGAGGTAAAAAATAGTGGGTTATACTTTCAAAGTTCAAACATACGATGAACCAAAGCCTAAAGCTGAAGTAAAACCAAAAACTTCTAAAACCAAATCTAAAAAAAGTGACAAGAAAGTTTAGGCGACAACCAAAAGATAAAAAAACAGGACTTCCGAAAGTTTATCTCTCTGGGGCTAAAAATAAAGCTGCAAAGGCTGCCGAAATCAAAAGAACAGCAGCAGCCTATAGACGTGGTGAAAAGATTGACCTAAAAGCTGTTTCTCAATTCCGAGTCTCCCAAGATGGCACCAAAAAAAAGAAAAAACGCAAAAAAAAGTAAATCAGCTGGCGAAACTACTAAAGCTGCAATTATTAGAAAAAAGGCAGCGAATAGTATTTACACTACTGGCGATTTGAATAAAGTCTATGCCAGAGGTGTGGCTGCGTACCTAAGTTCTGGTTCTAGGAATGTTTCTGTTGGTGCTTGGTCTATGGGTCGTGTTAGCAGTTTTGTCAGTGGTAAAGGTGGTGCAAGAAAAGCTGATATTGATATACATGAAAATAGATTAAAAAATCCAAAGAAAAAAAGAAAAAAATGAAGCTATCTACAAGACAAAAAAACAAACTTAAAGAACATTCAGCCCATCATACAAAAGGTCATATGGATTATATGAAACGTAAGATGAGAGAAGGGGTTTCATTTACTAAAGCACACAATATGGCAATGAAGAGGAAGGGAAAATGAGTGACCCTAGACTCAAAAGATTTGGGTTATCTGGTTTCAACAAACCAAAGAGAACACCATCACACCCAACAAAGAGTCATGTTGTTTTGGCAAAAGAAGGAAATAAAGTTAAATTAATTAGATTTGGAGCACAAGGGGCAGACACAAAGCCACCAAGAAAGGGCGAAAGCATGGCAGATAAGGCAAAACGCAAGAGTTTTAAGGCAAGACACGCTAAAAATATCGCCAAAGGTAAAATGTCAGCAGCTTTTTGGGCTGACAAAGTAAAATGGAGCTAGTATATTAATATTCATTACAATACCGCTTATTTATGGCTGAAGAATTACAACGCCCAAACCCCTCACAATCTGAGTTCGATGCAATGAAAGCAGAGGTTGAAGCGATGAGAAAAAAGAATGCAGAGTTGCTTGCAGATTACAAAAAAGCAACGGAGAAAGCAAAAGCTGTACCACAAGATGTTGATGTTAATGAACTTATAGAGTTCAAAAGAAAAAAAGAACAGGAAGATTTAGAAGCAAAAGGTAAATACGAAGAGGCAAGAGAAAAACTAGCTCAACAGTATAGAGATGCAGAAGAACAAAAAAATCGAAGGATCCAAGAACTAGAGTCAAGACAACGTGAGTTGGAGATTGAAGCACCAGCTGTATCAGCACTTGCTGACGTAGTACATGATCCACAATATGCTCTTGGTCGATTGAAAAAAGATCAACTTGCAAGAGAAAGTGATGGTACTGTTGTTGTTGTTGATGGTTATAATCGAACACCTGTAAAACAATGGGCACAGCAGAATTTACCTAACTGGGTACAAAAACATCCAAGGCCACAAGGAGGTGGAGCACCATCTGCTAAAACAACTACAGTAGAAAGTGTTGCAGGTGAAAAAAATCCATTTGCACCAGAAACTTTTAATCTCACTGAACAAAGTAGGTTATATAGAACTGACAGAAATAAATATGAATTGTTAAAAAATCAAATTAGCGGTTAATATAGGTTTAACTTGGTAGTGCCAAGCTAGGGTAGTGCCCGCAATATTTTTTTCAACATTATTAGATTATGGCTACCACAAGGAGCGACATTATTGTTCCAGAGCTGTTTACGCCATATTTGATTGAAGCTACAACAGTTCGTGATAGTTTCCTTCAAAGTGGAGTCGTACAGCCTTTACAAGAATTAAACCTATCAGCCGATAGAGGTGGGGATTTCGTAAAAATTCCTTTTTACAAAGCAAATTTAACTGGTGATTTTGAAGTTCTTACAGATAGTACTTCTCTTACACCCGGAAAAATTACTGCGGATAACCAGATTGGAGTAGTGCTTCATCGTGGTCGTGCATTCTCTTCAAGAGATTTAACTGCTTTAGCTGCTGGTGCTGGCGGTGATCCACAAGCTGCGATTGCCAACAAACTTGCAGACTATATCAACAACCAAAAGCAGAAAGATTTATTCTCTTGCTTAACTGGTGCATTCGGTTCTATTAACGCAAACGATTCAAACTCAGCATTATTTGCTTTAACAATCGACTCAGAATCTGGTGATTCTCCAACAACTTTGAGTCCTAGACACGTTGCAAAAGCACAATCTCTATTAGGAGATCAAGGCGATAAGTTGACAGCTATTTGTATGCACTCAAAAGTGTACTACGACTTAGTAGAAAGAAATGCTATTGATCGGATTTACGACAATACAGGTGCACCAGATACAGCAGCAGCATCAGGTAGTACAGCAAGAGCATTTGATCAGCCTACATTTGGTCAATTCATGGGTCTAAATGTTATCATTTCTGATGACGTACCCACAACTGGTTCTGGTTCTTCTACTGAATATTCAACATTCTTCTTTACACAAGGAGCTGTTGTTACAGGTGAGCAAGCACCACAAAGAATTGCAACTGATCGTGACATTCTTGCATTAGAGGATGCTTTAGCAGTTGATCTACATTACATCTACCATCCAGTTGGTTTGAAGTATGCAGTAACAACTGTTAACCCAACAAGAACAGTTCTTGAAACAGTAGCTTCATGGTCGAAAGTTTACGAGACAAAGAACATCGGTATTGTTCGTGCAACTAACGTATCTAATCAGGATTAATTATGCCATCATTATTTGAAGTAACTGCTGGTTCTTTAGTTGGACCAACAACTGGTGGAACTGTAACTCAGGCCACTAATAAATCAACTGGCGTAACTCTAAGTACAGAGTCAGGTCAGATCACAATGAACAACGCAGCATTAGCAGATGCAGCAGAGGTATCTTTCACAGTTACCAACACAAAAATTGCTAGTACTGATGTCGTTGTTGCTTGTCATGGATCAGCTGGTACAGCTGGTGCATATATCGTCAGTGCAAACGGAATTGCAGATGGTTCATTTAAAATCACTGTTTCTAACGTTTCTGGCGGTTCTTTGAGTGAAGCAATTGTTATTAACTTTGTTGCATTGAAAGGTGCATCTAGCTAATGAGCATTATTGCTTTTAGGCGAATGAGAGAGCAAAATGAGGCTGCTGCAAAGGCAGCTTCACTTGCTCAATCTAAAACAAAGCCAAAACCTAAAACTAAAACAAAAAAAGTTATAAAAGTTTCTCAAAATGGCGATTAGTATTGATGCTACTGTTGGTGGTGCTTCTGCAAATAGTTATATAACTCTTTCAGATGCAAACTCTATTGTCGAAGGATTAATTGTTGATGATGACGTATCAGCATGGGATGGTTCTAATACAGACAACAAAAACAGAGCATTATATACAGCTGCACAGAGAATAGACAGATTTAGATTTTTAGGTGCTCGTGTTTCTGATACTCAGGCTCTTGAGTGGCCTAGATCGGGTGTTAGAAAACCTGATACCTATACAAATCTTTATGGACTTAGTTTCCCAAATAGAATTGTTGCTGATTATTACACAGATACAGAAATACCTGATCGTGTAAAAAATGCACAAGTTGTATTAGCTGTTTACTTGAATAACAACAGAGATGGTTTAGGATTGAGTGGATTGGAAGATTTCAACAATCTTTCTATAGGTGGGCTAAATGTTACACCTAACTTTTATGGGGCTGTTGGTGCTGATCGCATTCCACCAATGGTTGAACGTTATTTAACTGGCATCAAAATCGGTGGTGCTGGCAATTTATCTATCAAGAGGTCTTAATGATGGGCTATGGCTACGACTATCCAGCAGCAAAAATAATCAATGATACAGCAGCCCATACTGGAAGGTTTGGAAAAGTTGTAGCATTGCAAGACTCAGTGATTAATACTTTGGTTGCTGAAAATGTTACTGGGGATTTAACAGCTTTGCAATTCAAATCTACTGCTGAAATATGTGGTGTTATTACAAGCGTAAAACTAGATAGCGGAACTGTAATCGCTTATTCATTGTAATGTCTATATCCTCTGCCCTAAGAAAAGCTGCTTCCAAAGCGTTAAAAAAGCTGGGTGGGGATGTGACGATAAGAAGAATTACAACAGGCTCTTATGACACCGCTACAGGTACGATCAGTGAGACAACATCTGACACTACTGTCAAAGGATTTTTAGAACAGGTAAATCAAAGAGAAGAAAACGATCTAATACAGGATACAGATCAAAGACTTACAATAGCTGCATCTGATCTTTCTTTCACACCAACAACTACAGACAAAGTTGTCATATCAAGTCAAGTATTTCAAGTTTTGAGAGTGCAAAAAGAAGAACAAAATAATATAGCTGTAACATTCACATTGTTTTTGAGAAAATGACAAAAAAAATTAAAATCAATGAGATCGGTAAATTTTTTGGAGATGAATATGACGAAGTAATACGTCTGGCTGTATTGAACTTAGATTTTAGATTGAAACAAGCATCACCTGTTGATACTGGTAGATTTAGAGGAAACTGGCAAGTTGCACAGAATAGCAAAAAAGCACCAATCATTACTGGACCTCATACAAATCAAAAATCTGTCAAAATACCACTACAAAAAATAAATTACTCAAAAGAAAAAAGAGGTAACACATATACTTTGATAAATCCATTACCCTATGCAGAGGCAGTTTGTTATGGCACAAATACACCTCCAAGCTGGGGCAAAGGATATCCAGTTAAAGAAAAATCAGGGAATGAAAAAGGCTGGCCGAATCTACAAGTTGCAGAAACTGTTAAGTTTATTAAAAAACTAAAATCAAAAAATTAATGGCTGCACTTGATCTAAATACTGTTCGTCAAACTATTGAAGCGAGACTTGCAACTGAAATGGCAAGTTCTCCGGCAATAACAACAATTTTTGCAAACGAACCATTTACTCCAACCAGTGAAACCAGTTTTGTTCAATGTTTGGTTAATTTTGGTTCTGGTGAATACTTAACTCTTGGTGGTACTTCTGATTCTGCAAACTCCCAAATCGGTAATATAACGATCAATATATTTACTAAAATAGGTGTAGGACTAGGTGATAACTTGACTATAGCCAAAAGAATTAGGGATCTTTATAATAGAGTAGTCATATCTGATTTATACTTTGAACCGCCAGATGGACCAAATGTATTAGAAGCAGCTAGTCCTCAAGGTTTTGTACAAAGTGTTTTATCAGTTAACTTTCAAATCATCGAGAGTCTCTAATGGAAATTACTGAAGAAATGCTTGACATTATCGAAAAGGTAAAAGGCAAGCGA